CAGTCCATATGCCTTTGTCTGCAATAGCTTCACGTTTCATCTGCATTTTCTGCGAGATTACATTAAGATATTCAGCAAGATCATAATAACATTTGTCAATAAACGATTGTATTTTAGTTTCACAAATCTTATCAAGGAATTTGACGATTGATTTTGTGTTGATAGATGGATTCGTCTCTTTAATAGTTCTAGATACCAATTCATCAAGACATAGATAAATCGAATCCGTATCTGATGCAATTACATAGTCCTTATCTTTAGTGTCTAATAACTTATTTAGATAATCATTCAGCTTATTCTCAATCCAGCGAATAACTAACTGACCTGATGTAGTGATTGCTATTGCTTGTCTAATATCAAACAGTCTGAAAAATTCATTTCCTAATGCCCCGTAGGCAGAATTGAGGCTTACCTTTTTAGATAGTTGTAGATTGTTAAACCTAGCAATAGTTTTTTCAATCTCATATCTCTTTATAGGATCAGTTTCTTTCTCTAACTCTTTCTTTGCTTCAATAGATTTTTTCTTATACTTTGTTCTATCGTTATACATATTTTCCATAATTTCGGACAGAAAACCTTGTTTGTCAATAGAGAAGAATTGTCCATTAGGAGATAAAGTAACATTCATAGATTTGAGAATGGTGGTATCAATAGATTTATTAAGCAAACTATCAATACTAATATTATTAGAACTCAAAAACATCCTCATCTCATCTGTATATTTTTCAGGCAAAATTAAAGTATCCGGTGATATATTGAATTGCTGAATGAGTGAAGGATACAAGCTGTTGAGATCGAAAGATACAACCCACTTATGTAATCCAATGATAGGATCTTTTACATAAGCTCCAATAAATGCTTCATTTTTTGTATTCATCATATTTGGTGGAATAACAATGTTCTTTTCTTTAAGATGATTATAGATGATAGAATCCCACATACGGACTTGCGAGAAAGCATCGTTCATATTTGTCTTACTATCATATGAAAGAGTTAATGTCAGTTCAATTAGTTTTAATTTTTCATCTAATTTCTCAACCAATTCCGTATCTTTAATATTGTATTCAATAAAAAGTTGATAGTTTTCTTTATAGAGATTATGAAGGCTTCCATACTCTTCATATGATAGTTTACGTTCGTTTAATTCCACATGGCAGATATGATCTAATTTATAACTTTCTTGAGATTGACCACCAGGCGCAAACTTTCGGTACATGTTAATATAATCTAAAGTTGAGATGCCTACTAATTTATAGATTATTTCTTCTTTGCCTATACGATTGATAGCTTTTGAAGGCATAATGATATTCCAAGGGGAAAGACGTTTAGACCATTCTTCTCCAAGGAGTTTAGTGATCCTATTAACAAGATAAACAATATCAAATCGTTCTACATTCCATCCAGTGATGATATCTGGATAGTCTTTACTCCATTCATCAATAAATCGTTTAAACAGATCAATTTCATCTTGGCATTTAATATATCTAACATCTGATCTTGTATTGTTAAAATTGCCACAACCAAACACTACAAAGTTATCATGATTTGTCTTTAGAGTAATAGCTGTGATTTCTTCATTAGCAAGTGAAGGTTCAGGAAATCCATTTTCAGAGGCTACTTCTATATCAATATTTGCTACCGTGATATGTTTTATATCCCATTCGATATCGCCTGGATAGTTTTCAGAAATAAAGGCATACTCATATTTCTGCATTCCATAGATTTTGAAATTATCTATATCTTTATATTTCTGAACAAAATCACGGCAATCACGAATATTGCCAGGTTTAATCTCCGAAACATATTCTCCAGAAATAGTGGTAAACCCTGTAGGAACCTTTGATGGTACATACAGAGTTGGGTTGTAATCAAATTTCTGTTTAATTTTTCTTCCGCTTTCATCCACTCCTCTGAACAAAATTCTTGATCCATATACGGAAACATTTGTATAAAAGGATTTCATTATTATTCCTATTATATCCAGGTGATCTTGTTTTAATATAGCAGAAAAAAAGGTTGATGTCAATGTCATTTTTTTACTTGACATGTCCTCAACCTGTGTTATAATGACTATGTAGTCGTTTCAATGAATCCAATTAGTTTTGATTAGTTGATAAGAAATCAAATATACTGAACGAAGTGAAGATTGTGAACGAAGTGAACAATGATTGTTAAGATGGTAAAATAAGTTTTGTTGTTGATGTCACGATCCCTCCAAACAAAGAATTGTATTGGTTGATAAATTCCTTGATAGGTGTTACCACAAAAAGAATATGTCTTTTATCAAGTTCAATTGTTTTATCTTCTGAGAATTCCATCCACGGAGCAAATCCAATTGATGGTGATGCTTTAGGATCTCTTTGAGGCATTAGCACCACACGAATAGGATCCTTTATAGTTAATTTCAAATCTTCATTACTAACAATATCGGCTAATAGTTCTTCACCATTGAATAGACGAATTAATTTTACATTTAGTGCCATATTATACTTCCTCCATTAAAAAATCATAAACTGCTACAGTCATCCATTTTTCAGGAATAAGAGTGACTGGTATTCCATTTTCATTTGAGAACGTATAAGCATTCTCATGATCCATAACTTTAACAATCTTCTCCCATCGTTTATCAAAGTCACGTTGAACGATTTGTGTTTCTAAAATTATATTCTTATTCATAATCTCGTCCTTTATATACATTAGATTGTAGAAGTCTACCTGCTGGATTTTTATGTTCGGGTAGAGTAAAGTAATTGAATGCTCTAATATTATCTAGACAACATAGCCACTGCTCATCCCTAAATCTATCTGAAGTGGTTTTGAGCCATGGATCTGTTGTTTTTTCTTGTAATTTTTTCCACCATTCTTTACTGGCAGGATCAGGCAATCTTTTAATATAGTTTGATTTTGCCCACCAGAAATTACCACTATAATGTTTTGAAGGTGTATTATAATAGTTAATTCCAGCAACATCAAATAAATCTAAAGCATATACACAAGCTTTCCAATTTTGAAGAACACCCCAATTCAAATATTGTCTCCAGTAATAATAGTTTTTATACTGGTGAATATTAGATACTTCAAGATGTCTAATAGTTGACGTTATTCCCTTTGTATGAATATAGCATATGTTGAACTCATTCTTGATCCTTAGACAGTCTTCATATATTTTACGATATGTATAATTCTCAGAGATTGTTGATTCATGTTCTAAGTTTTGAATCATTTGTCGGTCATTATTCCAAGGATTCTTCACAAATTCTATATTAAATTTGTCAGAAGAAAAACTATCACACAATTTTTGAAATGCTTCTTTTCTATAATCATCTTGTGTAATAGCTGTTACATTGATTATATCCAAATAATCCAGCATTTGATAATCTTCCATACATTTCAGTTGTTCTAAAACTATAGAAGACCATACTCCAGGATCATCACTTAGATATACATGATAATAAAGAATGTTCATGTTTTTAATTCTACCTTTGGAAAATACTTACAGAAAATATCCCATTCACTATTTCTCTTTTGCTTGATTCGTCCTCTAATCTCATCATAGAAATTCCAAGCAAGAGGAATGAATAAAATACCATTCTTGATATTGTCCAAGATATCAATAGACACAATAGGCACATTTGAACCTGGAGTATACTTACCTTGCTTCAAAGAATTATCATCAATGATATAGTCCAACTTAATCTTTGAATAGTTTAATAGTGTCATACCCTTAGCAGCTGCACCATAACCAATTACACTAAATCCTATGTCAAGACGATTATAGTCATCAGATACAGTGCGAAGATCAGATACGACCTGTTCACATTTTTTAGCATAGTCTTTATATGTTTGTTCAGTCATCAATCCTGCTTTACGTTCCATATCAATTAGATTTTGAATATGTGATTGTCGGCAAGTTGATTTATTCTTACTAATCACAAAAATATAACTATTGCCATGTAGAGGACATTTTATAACATCAATTAGATATAGTTGTTTCCTCTTACATAGTTCATTCATAGAGTTAATATTAAAGAAGTTGATGTGCTCATGATAAATTGTATCAAATTCATTATTTAAAATCATATCAG